AAAAACAATGAAACAAACAGAAGCTACGGTTTCTAAAGTTGAATATCATCAGGAGGCATTTTAATGAGTAAAGTAAAAGACATAGGTATTAATTGGAATCTACGATACCGATTAGAAAAAAGTAGAGCAGAGTTATTAGAAATGAAAATAGAAATATTACGAAAGAGGTTAAAAAAATATGAAGACTATAATACTAGGACCCCCAGGGACGGGCAAGACGACAACGTTATTGAATTTAGTCGATCAGTTCATTCAACAGGGGATTAGACCTAAACAGATAGGATACTTTTCTTTTACTAGAAAAGCTGCAAGAGAAGCTGCAACAAGAGCCGCTGAAAAGTTTGGTTTGGATGCAGAAAAAGATTTAGAGAACTTTAGAACTCTACATTCTTATGCGTTTAGCCGTTTAGCTATGACAAAAGAAAAGATGATGACAGCAGAAGATTACAGAGAGTTTGGTAAATTAGTAGGCATACCTATTAAGACAGCAAAGTATTCTACAGATGATGGTACATTTAATTCTGATAATGAATACTTAACTATTATGAATACAGCTAGAGTTAAACGTATGGATCTATTAGAGTATTATGATTCTAGACAAAACATATTAGATATAGAAAGAGATACACTTTACTTATTATCAGAAGAACTAAAGAGATATAAAAAAGAAAAAAGTTTAAAAGATTTTACAGATTTACTAGAAGATTTTATTGCACAAACAACTAAACAAAATTTTAAAGCATTATTTATAGATGAAGCACAAGATTTATCTTTGATACAATGGGATATGGTTAGATCCTTATGGGCCAACGCAGAGAAAACTTATATTGCAGGTGATGATGACCAAGCTATATTTAAATGGGCTGGAGCTGATGTAGACCATTTTATAGCTCTCAAAGAAGAAGTTAATGATATTAAAGTATTAGATCAATCTTATAGAATACCAGGCGGACCAATACACGAATTATCACAAAAGATTATAAATAAAGTACAGAATAGATTTGATAAAGATTATAAGCCTAGAGCTGAACAAGGTAAACTAAAACGATACTCTGATATTACACAAGTAGATATGTCCAAAGGTAATTGGTTAGTTTTGTCATCAGCAAATCATTTTCTTGATGATGTAAAAGAATTATGTGAATTACGTGGTTGGTACTATCAACATAGAGGTATTAACTCTGTGCCATTAAAATTACTTTTAGCTCTTAATAACTGGGAGCATTGGCGTAAAGATGCATCTCTAGGTAATATAGAAATAAAAAATATATACGAATACCTTGGCTCTAATGTATTGCCAGGTTTTAGAACTGGTAAAACATTACACTCTGATACAAAATATTTGATGAGAGAATGTAGAGCTGAACATGGTTTAGTAACTGATAGTGTTTGGTATGATGCCTTTGAAGGTTTAGATAATGTCACAGAAAATTACATTCGTAATATGAGGGCGAATGGTGAGATGATAAATAAAAATCCTCGTATCATTATGTCAACAATACATGGAGCAAAAGGAGGAGAAGCCGACAACGTTCTGCTTATGCAGGACCTTACCAATGCAGCGTTAGAAACGATGAGCTATGATCCGGATGAATTACATAGATTATTTTATACTGGAGCGACGAGAGCGAAGCGTGAATTGCATGTGTTAGATCCAAAGAACTTTGATAGGGCTTATATATTATGAAGTGCTGGCACTGCGAAACAGAACTAATATGGGGAGCTGATCATGACATCGAAGACGATGATACTTATGATATGGTAACTAATTTACATTGTCCTAAATGTCATTGTGTGGTCGATGTTTATTATCCAAGTGAAAAAACAATAAAGGAGTATAAAGAGTATGAAAAAAAACACCTTAACTAGACAGGTAGGTGGTAATCACTACAGAGACTATGTCATTCAACCGGCAGAGTTTATAAATAAAAACAAGTTGCTTTTTGCAGAAGGCAACGCTATAAAATATATAGTGAGAGCGAAAAATAAGGGTGGGAAAGAGGACCTTCTTAAAGCTAAACACTATATTGATATGATAATCGAAAGGGATTACGAATGAGACATACACAAATGCCTTTGTTTACTCCAGAAACAGAGTGGGTAATGCCCGATGAATTAAAAGATTTAAGAGGACATAAAGAAATTGCAATAGATTTAGAGACTAATGATCCACACCTAAAACAGTTAGGGTCAGGTAATGTTACCAAAAGAGGACACATAGCAGGCGTTGCGGTGGCCGTAGAGGGGTGGTCAGGCTATTTTCCGATACACCACGAGCAAGGTGGTAATATGGACAAAAAATTGGTATTAGGATGGCTTCAAGACATACTAAATCAAGAAAACACTACATTTATCTTTCATAATGCGATGTATGATGTGTGCTGGTTAAGGTCAGCAGGGCTTACCATAAAAGGACCCATTGTGGACACTATGATAGCAGCAAGTTTAATAGATGAAAACAGAATGTCTTATGCATTAAATAATCTAGCAAAATATTATGTTGGTTTAGGTAAAGACGAAAAAGTTTTAGTTGAAGCTGCAAAAGAATATGGATTAGATCCTAAAGCAGATATGTGGAGAATGCCTGCAATGTTTGTAGGTCAATATGCAGAACGTGATGCGGAGTCTACACTTAAACTTTGGCAAACATTAAAAAGAGAATTGTATAATCAAGAACTAATGGATGTCTTTACATTAGAAACAAATTTATTTCCTTGTCTTGTTGATATGAGATTTAAAGGAGTGAGAGTTGATTTAGAAAAATCACAAAAGATTAAACTAAATTTAATTAAAAGGGAAGAGACATTAATTAAAAAAATAAAAGATTTAACTGGTGTTGAAGTAGAGATTATGGCAGCTAGATCTATAGCAAAAGCCTTTGACAAACTTAAATTACCTTACGATAGAACAGCTAAAAGTAATGAACCAAGCTTTACTAAAAACTTTTTACAAAACCATCCACATGAATTACCTAAAGCGATAGCTGAAGCAAGAGAACTTAACAAAGCTCACAGTACGTTTATAGATTCAATAACTAAACATGCAGTTGATGGTAGAATACACGCAGACATAAATCAAATTAGATCAGACGCAGGCGGAACTGTTACAGGTAGATTTTCTATGAGTAATCCAAACCTACAACAAATTCCTGCAAGACATCCTGAACTTGGTCCAATGATTAGATCTATATTTATTCCAGAAGAAAAACATGTATGGGGATCATTTGACTACTCACAACAAGAACCTAGAATTTTAGTACACTATGCTAAACTACAAAATTTAGAAGGTGTTGATGAAATTGTTGATGCATACAACGCAGGAGATGCAGATTTCCACCAGGTTGTAGCAGATATGGCAGGCATAGAACGTAAGCAAGCCAAGACAATTAATTTAGGTTTAATGTATGGTATGGGTAAAAATAAATTAATGGCTGAACTAGGATTGATGAAAGAATCAGCAGAGAAATTAATTAGGCAGTATCATTCTAAAGCACCCTTCGTAAAACAACTTATGGATAATGTATCTCGTAAAGCAAATGACAGAGGTAAGATCAGAACTTTAGGCGGTCGTGCCTGTCATTTTGATTTATGGCAGCCTGTTCAATTTGGGGTTTTTAAACCTTTGCCATTAGAACAAGCTAGAAAAGAATATGATGAACCTTTAAAAAGAGCATTTACTTACAAGGCTTTAAACAAGTTAATACAAGGATCAGCGGCAGATATGACAAAAAAATCTATGGTGGCTTTATATAAAAATGGTATAATACCACACATACAAATTCATGATGAAGTAGATATATCTATTGAATCACAGAAACAAGCAGAGGATATTATTGAGATAATGGAATCAGCAGTTGAATTAAAAGTACCTAACAAGGTTGACTATGAGAAGGGAGCTAACTGGGGTGAAATTAAATAATGGCTTACTTAAATGCAAACATACCGGCAACATATGCACAAATTAAAAGAGAATATTTATATGATTGTAAAAAACATCATGGAGAAGTTGAAGACTGTATTATCTTTGGTTTATCGAGTCTTGGTGGGCGTGCTATCCTTTTTCATTGTATTATGGAAAATGGAGCTATCTACTATCGTCTACCGATATCTGCGTTTATTCAAAGAGGCTTTGACCCAAAGGATGTTCCTAAACGTAGACTTGACGAACTGGAGTTATGGAATTCTTTTAGTTATTTTCCTGCTGTTACTTCTTGGAATATCTTAAGCGCCGCTTCAGGCAAATACATTGGTAAAGATAAAAAATGGCATCATGGTCAATACTTATTTACCGTTGACTGGGGCCATCCAGATGGTAATATATTAGACACTGATCATTCAGAGATTCCGCACGAACATAAGTGCGCACATATCATAGCCCTAGACGATGGTAACTATGCAGCACAACCAAACAATAGATGTATATGGGACTTACCCTCTTTCACAGTGAAAGATAATATACCAGACTGGAAAGTGCAAACTAATGAGTGGAATGTTGAAGATACAGGTAAATGGAAAACAGAAGATACCGATAACTTCTTCTATGAAATTGAGGAAAAAAAATGAGTTTTAAACAACATATAGTAGAAAAAAAAGAAACTATTATACAAAAGATTAAGAATGCTTTTAAAAAAGTATACTCTTTTATCTTTGATAAATTTAATAAATAGATTCTTATTAACGTGATAAGATAGGGGGGTAGAGGGAGACTTTTATCTCCCGGTACTAATTATGAAAACAATACCAGACGCAATAACAGATATGAAACAACTAATAAAAAAAATAATAGATAAACCCTTATCTTGGATGGAACACATTGGAAGTAAAATGAATGTGTATGCCTGGAACAAGAGATGGGGTAACAAGAAAACAGGATATGGCTACAGAAAATAGATGTAAAAAATGTAATTGCAAATGTCATTGCAATGAAGAATTACATGCCGATGTTTATGGTATGTGTCCTTGTGATGATTGTGTTTGTAAAAACCCAAAAAACGATGGCGAGGAGTGCTTATCGTGTCAATAAAGGAGTTTCATTATGAAATGGATAGCAAAATTATGGAAACTATACGTGGAGTGGTTATTTAAAGAACATGAAAAAAACAAAAAGTAAATTAGATTGGTTTAAGAAGAATATTGTAATTGTTCCTGTTGTGGCAGCAATCATAGCCGGAACATTTACATCGGTAAGATATGTATTATCTTTAACAGATACTATTACAGCTAACCAAGAAACTATTCTTAAACTAGATGAAAAAAATAAAATAGCTGTGGCTGACATTTACGATCTTAAAACAAGACTTGCAGCAGCAGAAGCAACATGGACGATGGCCGAGAATCTGTATCGACAGCTTTCCGACGTTGTACGGGACCACACCTATGACCTTAAAGATTTGGCGAGATAACCTATTATGGATTATATTTTTTGTTTGCGTAGCAACTTACGTAGAAGCAAAGAATGAGTATCTAAACGATGGTAGTTATGCCTGTGAAAGAGGTAGCTTTGAACCTTATAGTGAAGTTAGACAAAGAGAATTTAAAACAGGCACGAGTGACGAGTATCAGGACCAAATAGTAGGTTTTAGATTTCGTATGCCTATAGGTGCTACTTGTGATGATGAATATATTGCAGAGCAACAAAAGAAACAAAAGCTAAAGACCCAACTTGAACTTATAAAAGAGTGCAAAAGAATACCTAGAATAAGCCCTCCACCTGTAGAATTTGCAGAACTATTTAATATGTGCAATAAATTAGGTGTTGTAGGAATAGTAGAAGATAAACAACCAGAGGGAAGATACTGGGACAATTTAAAAATACAATATCTAAAAGATAATCCTGATGTTGTAATAATGGAACAGGCAATGCCAAAATGAAGATATCAGATAACACATCAGTAGCTATGCCAATTAAGAATATGGTTGGAATAGTTGTAGCAGTAGCTATGGGTGTATTTGCATACACAGAAGTGACTAGTAGATTAACAAGTCTTGAGACATCAAGAGAATTGTTTCAAGCTGATCTGTTAAAGAAGAGTGAACAAAAGCCCACGGACCAGGAACAGTTTATGTTGATAGAAGATATATATAAAACTGTAGAGAAATTAGAAAAGACACAAGAACAAAATATGACGAACAAGGTTAATATACAATTTCTTAGAGATCAACTAGAAAAAGCCTTAGCTGATGTAGAAAAATTAAAAGATAAAGTTAGAAAAAACGGTAATGGAGCACACTAATGATTGAGACTGTAGTAGCCTTATTAATGTTTGTAGGTTCTGAAATTAAAGAACATAGAATACAACCATCAATGTCGGAGTGTCTAAAAGGTAAACGTTTAGCTACTCGTAATATCTCTGATAATGTAGAATTTAAGTGTATAAAATCTAAAGCAGAATTACAGACAAATATTGATGGTAGCCAAAGCATTAAAAGTCTTATATTAACTCCATAAATGAAAACAAATTTATTGGTACACAAACACCTTATCGTTCGCGCTGAGTCTAAAAAACCTATTACAAGTGAAGAGAAAGCAGTAGAATGGATGAAAGAATTAATAGCAAGTTTAAACATGAAAGTATTTATAGGCCCTTACGCAAAATATTGTGATATGCAAGGCAACAAAGGCCTAACTGTTATGGCTGTTATTGAAACATCACATATTGTTATGCATGTTTGGGACGAAGTTAATCCTGCTTTAATTCAATTAGATATATACTCATGCGGCGATTTTGATGAGCATGACGTGTGTAAAAAAATAAGCAAAGACTTTGATTTATCTAAAATAGAATACAAATATCTCAACCGCGAGACTGGACTTACTGATATAAGTCAGGGTATAATGAATTATAAATGATAAAGTTTACGACAGAAATAGTTACAGGTAATTGTCCGGAGTGCACAGAAAAAACAATGTTAATTAACATTGATGATAATATTTATAGATGTATTAATTGCGGAGAAGACGTTGTACAAAAAGTAAACGGAGTTATAAAATACATGAAAGTAGATAAAGAATCTAGAATGAAACTAACTCAAGAAGAGCATGGCTAAGAAAAAAGGTAATCTATATGGTGTATCTAACTATATTAAAGATTCACCTAAAAAACGTAAGGGTAGAATATCTAAAAAAATAGGTCCACGTGGTAGGAAAGTTAAAAGATATCGTGGTCAAGGCAGATAGTGAAACCTATTATTATAAGTTTAATGTTTTTAGTAAACGGAGATATTAAATTAGATACTTTTGAAATACATCAAGATTGTAATAGTTGGTTTAACAGTAACGTAAAAATTGAAGAAAACAAAAAAAGAAAACTATTCTCTTCTATCGAGTATCACGTATATAAAGATAAAAAAGTTGTAGGCTATGTCTGCGCAGGAAATGAACCAGGATGAATTACAGACCATTACCAGAATCACTTACTATTAAACCAAGCTCTATTGAGGGTTTAGGTTTGTTTGCAGTAAAGACTATACCTAAGAACACGGATCTTGGTATGATACATTTTTCTTATGGTGAACTTATAATTAGAACTCCGTTAGGAGGATTTATTAATCATTCAAAAAAACCAAACTGTAAAAAATTAGATTTAGAAGATGAGTGGCATTTAAAAACTGCAAAAGAAATTAAATCAGGTGAAGAACTTACGTTAAAATATACAATGTACACACCTATCCTATAAGGGAAAAAAGGACAGGATTTTTAAGGTGAGAAATTAATTATTGACTAACACATTTTTGCCACAATGTCAACTTCCCGTTGCTTCTTGACAAGAAAATTTAATTACTATTTTAGTTCTATCAACAAATTGTTCGCCCATATTGTTTAATG